AAGGTCATCATTACAACCTTCTTCTGCCTCGAATGATCTGTTCTTTTGGATAAATGTAGTCAGTTCTGAAATAATCTCATAGTCATTAAAGAGCAACTTGTCCTCCTCAATCATGGTCTTGAGGTTTAGTGATCCAACCTGCTTGACAGTCTTACTCATCTTGACACCGAGTTGTGTCTTCTTACCAGAGAATCCCTGTCCGACAATTTGACCTGCTCTACCTCTCATAGAACACATCAATAAATTCTGATACTCAAGATCATACTGAATAATACTTGCTACTTGGTCTCCAACATCATTTACTTCGCACAGAATAAATGCGCTATTGTAACTCTTCGCTACCTCATAGATGATATTAGGAAACAGCATCGGTTTAATTTCATTGTTCCGATACTTTGCTACTACTTTGTGTGGAAACTCAGTGATGTCAACAACCACAAATGCAGAATAGTCTTCACTGACCCCTCGTGCAACGTCAACCGTGCAGACATAATCTCTACCTTCTACTGGTTTTGCATAGACATCCAATCCTGCATTTCTAGTGATAGGAGAATCATATACTAATGTTCTTAATTTGCTTGGTGCAATCAGAGTGTCAACAGATCCAAGGAATTCGCACTCGAACTCGATCTTAAACTGCTGTTCTGATGTGTTAGCAATAGTTTGTTCTTTCCAGACTTCATCTCTTCCTGGTACTTCGGACCAGTGAACGTCTGTTGGGATATATTCGTTCTTTCTTCTTTCTGCATCGTGCCATAAACGGTAGAAGTGATTCATACCGTGTGGCGTGGATACGATAATTACTTTCGTGCTTTTACCAGAAGTAATAGTAGGATAAACAGAGGCAAAGAACGAGTCAGCAACGTGATTCGGGACGAAAGCGAACTCGTCGAGAAAGAGGATGTTAAATGACATACCTCGGACAGCACTTGCAGACGTAGATGCTGCCAATATCTTACTGCCATTTTCTAACTCCAGAGATCCTTTGTTCCATGCAATAATACCCTGTTGCATCCACTTGGGCAAGTTCTCGTATGCAGTCTGTAACCTTCCAAGTAGTTCTCTTGCTGTTGCTGCCTTGTTTGCCAGGATACCGATGTTAACACTGTCATTGAATACCGCATAATGTAAAAGATAAGATACGCACGTTGTAGACTTACCAGTCTGTCGTGGCATTTTACAGATATTAAATCTGTTTTCGTGGAAATTGTTGATAAGTTTTTCCTGGAAATCATATGGTTTGAATGGCACAAGACCTTCGTCCAGTGACACAATCTTCACATAGTTCTGTGCAAAGTAAACAGGATCTCGTTTGCACTTGATAAATTCAGCGATTTGCTCCTGAGTAAACTCAATCGGAGTATTCGCTTTCTTTAGATTCGGATTGCCAAGATATACATTATCAGCCATGATTTAAAAATTTCCTAGATTAACTGCAGTCTCCTGTGTTTTTAAATATAATTTAGCGTAGCACTTTGCTACAAGTCTTAGTGCCTCTACCTCAGTCACGGTATCGATTTCTCTTGCAATCTTAGTATACTCAAAACTCTTGGTTAGATTGGCAAGTGTGATGTCATCTGGATTCATTTTCTCCTCCTGCAAATAGTAACGGTAAAGTGGGTTCTTTTTTTGCTATATTGTAATAAAGTACAAATGGATTTGGATAAACCTTATTCAGTTCTTGACGTATCTCCTCTCTGGATGGTCTTCCAAATTTATTGAAGAACATCTGTGCCTTTAAAGTTTTACCTCTCCAGTTAAAGATAATAGTATATGTTCTTCCTCTTTCCTGTACGAATGTATACGCTTCTGGTAATTCCTTTCTCCATCCTGTAAGTTCTTCTGTGAAGTTCTTTATGGTAAACATGTCCCACATTTTGGGACCATAACTGCACTCTTCACGATATTCCATTTTTCCACAAAGTTCGCAGAACCTTTCCTCACCCTCAGGTTTCTTATCTTCCTTTACTTCTTTCTTTTCAGGAAGACCTTTGTGTTTCGTTGATGCAAATTTCTTTACATCTGATTTTTTCATAGATGCCGCTGCTTTTTCGACTTCGGGTGAGGCATTTTGCATCTCACCTTTTTGTCTGGCACGAACCATTCCAAAGAATTTTTGCTGTGCTCTGGATACTGCTTCTTCGTTCATCATTCTTTTTTGAACCCGTCTTTCAGAAGTTTCTGCAATTCTGCTGTTGATCCAACAAACAGAGCATTATTAACTGTTGTTGGAGATGACTTGTCCTCTTTATTTAGATCCTTCATCTTCTGCTGTAAATCAATTAACTTGTCAGATACATCTCCGACACTCTTAATAAGTTGACCTACAACTTCGTATGACCTAGGTTGTTGACCTTCCTGTGCTAGTTCAAGAATGCCATTAATTGCTTCTTGACCTTTCTCAATCAGAGAATACAAGTTACCACGAGTATACTCATAATCCTTGATATGGTCCTCTTGTTTACTGATTTTCTTTAGTTCCTGTTTAGTTTCCTTTACAATCTCTCCTGCCTTGACCTCAATGTCCAAAGTATCGTTTATTTCGTCAAATTTTTCATTCATACGTCTATACCTTTAGTTGGACTGTAAGTTTTACCATCACCAAACTCAAATCTTTCTTCACTGAAACCAAAGTCATCACCGACCTCAATTAGATCACTGTCATCTTGAGTCACAGCATCAACTGAAGTTCCTTGAAGATGTGAGTCAGCAAGTGTTCCATCTTCTCCTCTATGGACAAGAAGTGTCTCACCACTAATTTCTCTAATTTGCATCAGTTCCTTACCTATGTAGATATATCCATCTACAACTAAACTTGATGCGTTTGTAACTTGGAACTGAGTCTGTGTTGCATCAATACCTTCTGCAAGTGTTGTTGCATTATCATCATTGTAATCTTTGAGTGCTCTAGGTGTAGCAACATACCTGAGTTCTCTCTTTGCAGTTTTAGTGTTTGTACTAGTATGATAATCGACCTGAACTTTCTTGATAAGACCAGTGCTGCTATCAGCAATTGGACCAAACAGATATGTCTTAGCAACAAAGTCTAAATTGTGAACAATGACTCTCTTCTCTTCATATCCAGATGAATAATTATCCTCGAAGTTAATATTTTCGAGAACCATTGGAACGTCTCTCTTTTCACCGATAGATGATACTAAGTCAACAGTTACATTAAATGATGGTTGGAATACAGGAAGAATTTGTTCGATGATTTGCATCGCATCTTCATTATATTGAGTCATGATTGACAATCTGAAACCCAGATTGTATGGGACAGGCATAAAGACTTTCTTTGCTAACTTAGTGCCATCCTTAGTAAATGTCTTAAAGGTTTGCATTGTAGAAACCTTTCTAGTATTATCGTATCTAATACTTACTAACTCAAATGCCAATCTGGGAAGAGTGATAGATACTCTTCTTCTTGGATCTGGTTTCTGTTCTAATCTTGCAATAAATTTCTCTGAAGGACCATATGCAATGGGAACCTTTACAGTAGAAAAATCTCCCCCATCTTGCCTTTGATGTCGGATCTCAACTGTATTGAAAAGAGTACCGAAAGCAATAATTGTCTTTCTGATAATCTCATGATAATGATATGTTCCTAACATGACACTTTAGATGGGTATAGTAACTATTTAGAATTCACCAAAGGGATTCTTTTCAGTAAAGTCTAGAATGTCATCTGCTTCAGATTCTACTTCGATATTATCTGCATATTCGTCATATTCATCTTGATCAGATATTGATTGAATAATTCTTCTAGCATCTGAACCATTTTGTGTTGTTCCAATGCCAACTACTGCCTCTCCAATGGCAAAGTTGCTGGTAGTGTTTGTAACTTGCAGAACACCAGTATCAGAGTCCCATCTGTGAACGTACGCTGTAGTGCCCGTAGAGACGCCTCTAACGAGTTCTCCATACAAATAGTTGTCTGTATTGATACCTGTTGCTGGGGCGCTAATAGTAACGTTAGGAGCGAGTGTATATCCAGCACCAGCATTCGTATACCTGATGGCAGACAACTCTCCATAAACATTAACGACAGCAACAGCAGTAGCGTTGATTCCACCTGGAGGGGCAGTAGTAATACCCACAGTTGGTGTAGAACCATATCCAACACCACTATTGGTTATGGATGGCAATCCAAGAGAACCTTCATTAATAATTGCTGTAGCAGCTGCCCCTGTACCATATTCATTCTGCGAACGAATTGTAATTACAGGTGGTTCGGTATAACCAAATCCAGGATTAATAATATCAATTCTATCGATAGACTGACCAACCTGACCACTTCTTCTGGTCATGACTGCAACAGCAGAGGCATTTATACCGTTTATTGGTGCAGTGCTAATACCAATGGTTGGTGGAACTGTGTATCCTGTTCCATCATTAATAAGATCGATTTGATTAACAGAACTGCCAGATGCTAAACCAGAAAGATCTGTTGCCCTCTGCATAGTGGCAGTTGCTGTAGATGCTCCAAGACCCACCATTGTGAGTTTGGTGGTGAACAAGAAGTCGGACACTGCAACATCGACTTCTTCGATTCCAGTATCGACCAGTTCGTCCTGAGCAGCATCGAATACTTCACAACTCAACTGATATACAAATAACTTATTCAGTTGATAAAATGGTTTCTTTGCTTCTACATACTTGATCTCGAAAATAGTATTATCAAGAGGTAAGTAAATTAAGTCACCCTCTGATGGTCTAGATGAAACTAGAACATCTTCACCTGCTAAAAATGGACTGATAAAATCCTCGTATCTTTCTTTAGATACAATAAGAGTAATTTGGTCAGTAGACTGAACACCAAACTTAGATAAGATATCTCCGTTACCAGCAAATCCTTCATAGTTTGCCAGATACATTTCCATTCTGAATGAATCATCAAACTGAGTCGCAATTGCTTCATTTAGAATGGCATCTTGATTTACCATCTTCCTGGGAAGATAGATAACGTCTTGTCCGTATATTTTTAGTTGCTCGTTAATTAGATCCTGAACCAGTCTCTGTTCGCTTTGGGATCCCTGTAAAAAGTAAGAATTTAAAGGCATGATTCATCAACCTATCAGATCGAGAGGTGGTTCCTCATATGTATCTCTGAGTTCTTTTTCATATTGTTCTATCTCTGCTATTGCGTCATCATATAATTGTCTTCCATTTAACTGAACCCCACCAGGAAGAGATACACCTTGGAATTTTATCAGATTCTGTCCCCACTGTTTCTTAATTAATGCAGTGGTATATTTTTTTAACCAAGAGTCATTGTAGACTAATGCTGCATCAGAAGGATCAACTAATCTATAGCAGTCAAGTACAATGTAATTATCATCAGTAAATGAGTTCCAGTCAATATCAATATACAATCTACCCTGCTTCCTATTAAATCTTAATTGCACATCTGGTGTGATTATTCTACTAAGATCCTCAAGATATGTCTTAGTCATGGTAAAGTTCAGCAGATCAAGTGCTCCATAGTAATAGAGATCATTTAAGAACAATTGATACTTGATATTAAACAGACCACTCGAAATGGTACTGTTGTCCATTTTAAAAACTTTATTAATCCCAATGACGTGCTCTGGAAGTTGGAGAAAGTTTTGACCTTCGTCCCAACCCACAGATGAAACACCAACACTGGAAGTTGCTGTTGTAGTAGTAATCCCTGCCTTTATTATATCTTTTTCTGCTTCCGTAACTTTATGCTTTAGAAATACTCTCTGAAT